TTGACGGTGATAATAATGCAACTGCATTTACATTAACAAGAACTCCAGCCGCAAACTCGGCAGCAAACTTTGCAGTTTTTGTTGACAATGTTTATCAGAGATATGGTTCTTCATATGCATATACTGTCACTGGTTCAACAATTAACTTTACTTCTGCACCACCAACTGGAACAAATAACATTCAAGTAATCCAACTAAATGGTGCGAACACACTAAATACTGTTGCAGACGGAGCGATTACAACTGCGAAAATAGCAGATGCAAATGTTACCAAAGCAAAACTAAACTTTGACCCAGAGGACGATGCAACAGCTCTGGCAATTGCGTTAGGATAATATAGGAAAATAAAATGGCGAACACTTTTAAAAACGCAGCATTGGCAAACGTACCGACAAACGGTTTTAGTTCTGGTGGAGACTTGTATACTTGTCCTGCTTCTACACAGACTGTTGTTCTTGGACTTGCAATCGCAAACAAGACAGCAAACGCTGTAACAGTATCGGTTAGGTTTACAGATACTTCTGCAACTGCTGACTTTCAACTTTTAGAAAATGTAAGTATCCCAGCGAATACTACATTGGAAACACTCGCTGGACAAAAATATATTTTAGAGGCAGGAGACATCCTCAAAGTTCAGGCAGGCACAGCTTCTGCTCTGGATGTAGTTATGGGTCTAATGGAAAAAGCATAGGGGTGATATAGAATGCCGTTCATAGGAAAATCACCAAAAGCAGTTGAACTCTCTAACTTTACTACTAGAGTTAAAGATGATTTAACAGCAGACGGTTCAACCACAGCATTTACACTTAGTAAAGCAGTTGGTCATGTAAATGACATTGAAGTATTCGTAGGTAATGTTCGCCAAGAACCTACTGATGCTTATACTGTAAATGGAACAACTCTGACAATGACTGAGGCTCCTGCTAGTGGTATGAATTTCTATGTTATTCATCAGGCCGGAACTCTAGAGAGTTCTGTTATTCCTGCCGATAATACTATTTCCACTGCAAAGATTCAAGCAAGTGCAATCACAAATGCAAAGATTGCTGGAATGGCCGCATCAAAACTTACTGGTGCAATGCCTGCCCTAGATGGTTCTGCGTTGACAGGATTAGAATCATTTACAACAGCAGAACTTTCTGATTTATCTTCAACAGCAATTGTGACAGGACTTCCTACTGATTGGAAAATTATGCACGTTCAATGGTATAATTTTAGAACTGATGGTCAGGCCAGTATAAGATATAGAGTTGGTGGTTCTACTGTTAGTAATACTGAATGTGCTCTTGTTTACGAATATGCTGGAAGTTCTGGTTCTAATAGTTACGGTTCACAGGGTGGTTCACTTTATACTTCTGGTGCTATTTTCTGGGGGAATTGGGGTGACGGTGTTGGACACACTGGTAATGCGACAATTTTAAGATTGGATAATGGTGCTTCAAAAGTTTATTGCATGACAGGAACAAATCAATTTGTTGATTATAATACACATGGTGGAATAGGTCATGCACAATCTATATATGCAACCACTGGACATTTCGATGGATTAGAATTTGCCACATCTAGTGGAAGTATTGATGCCGGTCTGGCAAGGATTTTTTATCTATAGGAAGTAACAATGGCAAAAGCACTTAATGTACAAACTGGAAAAATTGAAGAAGTAACTGCATCCACTGATACACCATCAGCAGAAGAAGAATTGCATGAACTTAGAGTGAGGCGCAATGCTATCCTTGCATCAAGTGATTGGACACAGAATAGAGATGTCACTCTATCGAATGATGATGATTGGAAGAAGTATCGTCAAGAACTTCGTGATATAACAAAAAATTACACATCATTGAATGATGTTGTCTGGCCGGAGAAACCATAATGGCACTCAGCAAAATACAATTTGGGAATACAGGTCGTAGGAATCTTATCATCAACGGTGCCATGCAAATAGCTCAGAGAGCAACAAGTGCTACAGGCGTAGGTGTAACTCCAAATTATAATACTGTTGATAGGTGGAGGTTTGCTGATGCGAGTAATCCTCCTAGTAGATTTACTGAAACTCAATCAACAGATGCACCAGAAGGTTTTAGTTTTTCTCGTAAGTATGAAGTAACAACTATTGATGCAAGTCCAGCTGATGATGATATGCAATATACCGACCAATTTATAGAGGCACAAAATTTACAACTTTTAAAATATGGAACAAGCAATGCTGAGAGTATAACACTTTCTTTTTATGTAAAATCTTCTGTAGCATCAACAATGGGCGTTCGATTTTCCCATGAAGATGGTGGTGGAAGTTATGGAGCAAGTTATACAATAAACGCTACTAATACATGGGAACGTAAATCAATTACTGTTCCTGGCAATACTGCCACAGCGATTAATAATGACAATGGCAGAGGTATGAGCATTAGGTTTGGTCTTAATATTGGTGCGACTTATGCTGGTGCTGGGTCAAACTCAACAGCTTGGGGTAATGGTTCTTTATTTGGAGCACATACTAATACCTTTGTTGGTACTGCTAATGCAACATGGCAAATTACTGGAGTCCAGTTAGAAGTTGGCAGCACAGCCACAGAATTTGAACACCTCTCATTTGATGAAGAACTTAGACTTTGTTCAAGGTATTATAGAAAAATTGGAAGGTTTATGGGAGGCGGTAGAGAAGGATATTCTGTATCGAATGTAACATTCACCCCAGGCATGAGATTAACTGGTAGTGATGCTAGTAACATTGTTTCAACCATATCCGCCGGAGGCGTCATGTATAGTAGAGCTTCTGTCAATAATAGTACTGGTACATTAAGTGGTACAGTTAGTGTTTCTACTACTGCAACTGCCCAAGCATTTACAGCAGGGTTTGCTCATAATGGTGCTTCAACAGGTTCAACATATAATGGTACTAATTCTGGGGTTTACGTTGATGGACTTGAATTTGATGCAGAACTGTAAAGGAAAAATATAATGAACGTAGGAAATATTAAATCTGCAAAATATCATCATATAAGAAATCCAGATGATTTAACAGAAATTTGGGATAATAACAAAATCGTGTTCACAATGAATGATGATTCACTTGTTTGTTATACTAAAACTTTTGCTGAAGATGCAGATGCGAATCCAGCTATTGCAGAATGGTTACAAAGTAATACGCCAGAGGCCGCAGATGACTTACCGTCAGAGTAATAAATAGAGTGATAGAGGAAAGTAAATAATGCCATTCATAGGACAAGAACCAATCACAGGTGCATTCCACAAGTTGGATGCTATCACAACATCATCAACAAACACATATGATTTGTTGTTGAATGGTGGTGCGTATTCGCCTGCAAGTGCAAATCATTTATTGGTTTCACTCAATGGTGTTATTCAGAGCCCTGGCTCTTCATTCACTATTTCTGGTTCACAGATTACATTTGTACCTTCAAGTGGTACTTTATCAAATTCTGACAGTATCGACTTTATCATGGCATATGGTGATGTTCTGAATATCGGAACACCAAGTGATGGAAGTGTAAACACAAACCAACTGACGAACAGTGCAGTTACGGATGCAAAGATTGCTGGTATGGCGGCATCAAAACTTACTGGTGCATTACCAGCGATTTCTGGTGCATCATTAACAGATATGGGTTCGACACTTATCGGTCTTTTTTCTCCATCCTCAGCGGTTACAAACTTTGATATTACTCTCAGTGCAACCGCTCACGATTTTTATAAAATTGTTGGGTTCTTGAATAATGATACTTCTGGTGTAAACTCTATTTGTCAATTCTTCAATTCTGGTGGAACAATTCAAAATGGTTCTAGTGATTATCACTATTCTAGACTTAAAGTTGAAAACAGTGCTACTGGTAATGAAACTAACAATGACCACAGTCACATGACATTTACTGCAACTGTAGGACACAATACAGGCAATCGAAAAGGAATGGGATTTGAAATGATCATAGGCCCTACTAATAGTACAGCATTTCCAGTTCAGATGATGGGTATGGCAACTTTACATGATGAATCTAGTTATATCAGTCATAATATGTTTGGTGCTGGATATATGGAGCCAACAACAACTTTTGGGGGAATTAGATTTAAATTTAGTAGTGGTCAGATAGAAGCTGATTCCTTTTTGTATGTATATGGGATGAATAAGACATGAAGAAGTTCGTAGACGGTGTTATAGTAGATATGACTGATGAGGAAATTGCAGCCCGTCAGGCAGAAGAAAAGGAATGGGCAGATGGTGCTGCGGCTAGAAATCTCAGTTCTTTGCGTGAGGAAAGAAATAGATTACTTGCAGAAACAGATTGGTTGATTGTTATGCACAAAGAGAAGGGAACAAACATCCCTACTGCATGGAAAACATACAGACAAGAACTTAGAGATATAACAAACGACTACACATCATTGAATGATGTGGTTTGGCCGGAGAAACCATAATGGCATTAGTTACAGTAAATAACAGAGGCACTACTGGTATAGAACGTAATAGAAATCTTCTATACAACGGAGATATGTCTGTCTGGCAAAGATTAGCCTCCAATGGAAGAAACGCACCTACTAGTGACCAAGTTTCTAGTAGCACTTACAATAATAGTACAACAGTGTATCCAACATATGTGCCGGGCGCTGACAGGTATATATTGAGAAGTAATGGAAGTGCAACATTTCAAATTTCACGTTCAGTAGATGTTCCTAGTGGACAGGGGTTTCCATTTTCTTACAAAATTGTAAATAATGCAACTGAAAATATTCGTGCTTCAACTACTAATAGATATGTTTTATTTGAACAAAGAATTCCACAAGAAGATATTCAACATCTTATGTATGGTACAGCTGATGCAAAAAGTGTTACTGTATCCTTTTGGGTAAAGAGTAATCAGACAGGAAAAGTTCATATCGGACTTTATGGTTCTGCCCAGATTTTTGATAATACACCATCAACCAATATCAATAATGTAAGAACTTACACAATCAATGCCGCTAATACATGGGAATATAAAACTGTCACATTATCTGGTCTTACCAATACTTCTTATGTGTTGAAAAAATTCAATCAGAAAGATACGAACTCTAGTGATTATGGACTTTTGTTGTGGCAATGGTTAGACCATTCTGCAGCTGGTTCGGACTACTGGGATCCAGTTAGTGATGTCAAAGTAGATGATACTTGGCAAGTAGACTCCACCGCTGTTGGATATATTTTAGAAAGTGGTAATATTGAAATGGCTGGAACTGCTGGTGCAAGTTTCCAGATTACTGGATATCAGATGGAAGTAGGCACTGTTGCAACAGATTTTGAATTCATTCCTTTTTATGACCAACTATCACGCTGTCAAAGATTTTACTATAATCACCAATATAATACTAGACTAACAGGAACTACAAACAAAAATAGAATGTACAGTGCAGATTGGAATGGCAGCAATTCTGCAACATTTGGACAGTATGAACTACCGGCTCCAATGCACAGAACCCCAGACTATACGGTTACTCAATCTGGTGGTAGTGCTAGTTTTCAAATGACTTATTCAAACGCTGTTCGTATTCAAACCTATGATTCTGGCGACCCTGGCCACTATGTATACCAAGTACACGCAGACGCAGAACTATAAAATGGAGATATAGATGACTGATGATATAATGAAATTAAATTTTACAATCCCAGACAATGCAACATATTCCTATGACCCAGAAGATGCAAAAGAAAAAATTGGAATTACTTGGAGTGTAGTAAATTCTGATGGAGAAACAGAAATATCTTTTATTCGTAAAGATTCTGAAAAGTGGAATTATGTAATGGAAGAAGTTGCGGCTGGAAGAACAACCGTTGCAGAACCAGAATAAATAAAGAGAAACAGGAAACGATAGATGCCAATTTCAAAAATTAAAGGTACAGGAATTGTAGACAATGTAGAACTGCAAGGAACTGAGGCAGCCCGTATGCCTGTGGGAACTACTGCTCAGAGAGAAGGTTCTCCAAAGAAAGGCGATATTCGTTTTAATGATACTACTGATTTAATGGAATATTATGACGGAACAGTGTTTAAGGCAATTGACTCCCCACCGGCCGTAAATTCTATTAGTCCAACAACAGCCCTTGTTGCAAATACAAGTATTACTATTACTGGAACAAATTTCCAAAGTGGAGCAACAGTAACTTTTATTGGTTCTGATGGAACACAATTTGCATCTCCAACTGTAACAGTAAATTCTAGCACACAAATCACAGCAACTACTCCAAACGCAGCCTTAACTGTTGCGAAAGAACCATATGATGTTAAAGTGGCGAATGTCACTGGATTAACTGGAACACTTGTTCAGGCATTAGATGCTGGTTCTACACCAACATTTTCAACTGCCGCCGGAAATATCGGAACAGTTTATGAGGACTTAGCAATTGGAACGACCCCTTCTTCATCTATATCTATTGCGGCGACTGATGCTGATGGACAAGCCGTTTCAATAACAAGTTCAGATTTTTCTATTAATGGAGTAACACTTGCAACTTCTGGTGCAATTACTGGAACACCAAACGCAAATGGAGCTTATGCTTCTGGTGGTGTAACACATACATTTAATGGTGTTGCATCTGATGGAACAAATACCACAACAAGAACATTCAATATTCTTCGTAAATGGTTAGATGGTTCTACATCTGCCCTTGCAACAACTACAACTTATCTAGCAGCAAATGATATTGATGTTGCAACAGCATATCTGAAAGCACCTACTGGTTATAGTTCTTTAGGAGTTGCACAGTACGATGTGTATCACGACTCAACAAATAATGATTATTATATTAAACTGCCTGGCTCATGGATTAGAAGCAACGCTGCTATTTCACAACTTTCTAGTAGTTCAAGTGGTTCTACTAATTGGAACTATGGAAATAATGGATTTGCACTTCAACGTAAATATGGACTAGACGCAGATTTAAGATGGTCATTCACAAAATATTTTGTGTATATGCACGGCACAGATAGTGATGGTACTGATAATCCAGATGATACAAAGGCATTCACTAATTCAGCATTCACTGGTTTTACTGCTGGTGGGCAAATAATTCCTGCCCCAACAGGATCACATACTTGGGCATATACTTCTAGAACGGAAACTGATGCAAATGGTAATAGTCTTACACTTACACCAGCATCACTAATGTTGAATGCATACAGTCCTTCAAACAATGGTGATCAAAGTTTTGCTTTTGGAACGCCCGGCCTAATTCATGCATGGAAACAGGGTGGTGAATTTGCACCAAACTTCCAAGCCTCAGGATCATCCAGCAGAGAAATCATGTTTAATATGATGCCTGGTTCTGGTTACACAAATGGAACAGTTAGTATTACAAATACTGCTGGAACTGCACCAACAAACTATAGAAACTTCCCAATGTCTGCTGGTAGTTCTGCACAAACTGTATTTCGTGCATTATTTTATGATACTGGCACTGAGATTGTAAAAATCCCAGATGTTGAGATTTGGGTGAACGGAACTTAATACTTTATAATTTAAAACATCTAATACACAATCCTTATAAATAGAACAAAGGAGACTGTGTTCGATGGCAACTATTTCTAATTTATTTGTAGACCAAGATGCTGACTTCACCACAACGGTGACAGTCAATGACGCTACTGGTACTGCCCTTGACTTGACAAACTATACTGCACTTGCAATGATTCGTAAAACGTATCAATCGTCAACTGCAACTACGTTTACCTCTGCATTCGTAGACCCACGAACCACAGGTCAAATCACAATTTCACTAACAGATGTGCAAACTGCGGCTCTTGAGGCTGGACGATATGTTTATGACTTAGTTATAACTGATGCGTCTGGTAATAAGACAAGAGTGGTAGAAGGTATTGCAACTGTAAACCCAAGCGTATCAAGGTAGAACTATGGCAATCACAGCAAAAGTAAATACACCAAGAACAGTAGTAGGTTCAGTATCGCAAGGTAATCAACCTCAAGTAACTCGTGTAACAGTTCCAGGCCCTAAAGGGGATACTGGCCCTTCTGGTTCATCACAAAATAGAATAAGTGATGCACTGGATGTGGATATTACAACATTCTCATTACAGGATGGTTCTTTGTTACAATATAGATCGGCTACTGGTAAGTGGACTGCAAGAAACGAACTTGATACAACCACTGGAAATCTCGTATTGAGTGGTGGAAGTTTTTAACAAATAGGAAGATAGTAAAATGGCACTAACATTACAAATCAAAAGGTCTAATGGTAGCACCGCTCCTGGCACCCTCGCAGATGGTGAACTCGCCTATACCCACGGTAACGAGAAACTATTCATTGGTGACGGTTCTACAGTAAAGACTATTGGTGGTAAATCTTTTAATGATAAGATTGACCATACAGACGGTACACTTACTGCGAGTTCAGCGATTCTAGTTGACAGTAACAAAGCAATTGATGAACTTCTAGTTGGTAATAATGCATCAACTGGTGGTACATTAAAAATTAATGAGGGTACAAATAACGGCACACACTTTATTGGACTGAAGGCAGCAAATGCTCTCGCATCAAGTACAACATTTACCTTACCAGCGGCCGATGGTTCTGCTGGACAGTTTCTAAAAACAAATGGTTCTGGTACTTTAGAATTTGATACTATTTCAAGTTCTTTTACACTTGCAGCCGATAGTGGTTCTAATGATACATTCAATACCAGTGAGACACTTACATTTACTGGTGGAACAGGTATCGACACAACAGTATCAAACAATGAAATTTCATATGCAATTGATTCTACAGTGGCAACCCTCACAGGTTCACAGACATTAACAAACAAGACACTAACTGCACCTACGATTG